TCCGCAACAAGCAGTTTAGTGCTGGCTCAACCGAAAGAAATAGCTCGCCGTATTACTCAATTCTCAGAGCTATCGACACCTTGGCAGATCCCGAAGCTGTCGATGCAAACATGATTGTCATGCCCGGCCTTACCAACGAGGGTCTTACAAACAGAATTATTGATGTCTGTGAAGACCGCGGCGATGCCATGACAATTATTGATTTGGAAGATGGTTACATTCCTCCTCACGAGGAAAGAAAAGCCACTAAGGCCGCACAAATTCCTAACACTCCGCAGCAACTTGCTACCAATCTTAAGAATCGTGTTGTTGATTCTTCTTATGCTGCCACATTCTATCCATGGGTACAGACCCGTGAAGAAAGTAATGGTCAGCTTGTTTGGGTACCGCCAAGTGTTGCAATGATGGGTGTGTTGGCTTCGTCTGAAAGAAAGTCTCACCTCTGGTTCGCCCCTGCCGGCTTTAACCGCGGCGGGCTCTCTGAAGGTGCAGCAGGTATCCCAATCGTTGGTGTTACCACAAAGCTTACATCGAGAGAAAGAGACACACTCTACGATGCTAGAATTAACCCGATTGCCTCGTTCCCATCCACTGGAATCGTTGTGTTCGGTCAGAAGACTCTACAAGAGCGACAAAGTGCCCTTGATAGAATCAATGTTCGCAGATTGGTAATCTTCTTGAAGAAGGAAATCTCTAGAATTTCCTCAACAATTCTCTTTGAGCAAAATGTCCAAGCAACTTGGAACCGCTTCAAGGGACTCGTTGAACCCTTCTTGGCTACCGTTAGAACAAACTTTGGTATCTCCGATTATAGATTAATCCTTGACGAGTCTACCACTACCCCTGACCTTGTTGATCAAAACATTCTTTATGCGAAGATCATGGTCAAACCCGCTAGAGCAATTGAATTCATCGCGATTGATTTCGTGGTGGCCTCAACAGGTGCGTCTTTTGACGACTAAAATAAACTAAGATACTATTTAAAAATATACAAGGAGAACCCAAAAAATGCCATTCTGGTCAGATGATTATCGCTCAGGAAACCTGAAAGATCCAAAGAGACAATTTAGATTTAAAGTAGAGATTACAGGTATCGATGCAGATACGGGCGGATCACTTATGTGGTATGCCAAAACAGTAAACAAGCCTTCGTTTGAGATTTCAACTGGTGAGCATGTTTATCTTAACCACAAGTTTTACTATCCCGGTGGAGTCACTTGGGCTCCTATTAGTATGACTCTTGTTGATCCACGAGATCCCGACATGTCTGCTACATTGTCTGACATTGTTGAACTTGCGGGATACTCCCCACCCACAGATCCGAATGATCTTGGTTCGATGTCTAAGGCTAGATCCGCTGGTGCACTTGGAACAGTTTATATTTCGCAGCTCGACGGCGACGGAAATGAAATTGAAAAGTGGACTCTCTGGAATGCATTTATTACCAAGGTTGATTACGGTGCACTTCAATACGAAGGCGGCGAGGGTTTGGTTGAAATGAGCTTGGACATTGCTTACGACTGGGCTCGTGTTGAAACTGACGGTGAAGGTGCTAAGGGCTCTGCAGCTACCGCTGGAAATCAACAGAAAGAATTCTTCAGAGGATAAAAATCCCTCTAAAACAATCTTATATATGTTATAATAAATTTATCTAGAAAAAACGAGGTGTATATTGTCTAGAAATAGTGATCGCTTAATGGGCGGTGGTGGTGCAACGGAACAACAAGACACTACCCCGCCACAGCAAGTTACCCAACAAAACTCAAATGATTTTAGTTTTGTAGTTCCAACAGAGTTTGTAGAGTTGCCATCAGGAGGTGCTTTGTACCCCGCTGGCCATCCCTTATGTGGCCAAGAAACAATTGAAATCAAGCAAATGACAGCGAAGGAAGAAGACATGTTGACTTCTCGCAGCTTGTTAAAGAAGGGAGTGGCTCTTGAACGAGTTATCTCAAGTATTATTACCAACAAATCTATCGATCCTGAGACCTTGCTTGTCGGTGATAGAAATGCAATTATTATTGCTGCTAGAATTTCAGCATACGGTTCAGAATATGCGACTCAAGTTACTTGTCCTAGTTGTACTACTCAACAAGAATACTCTTTTGATCTAAATGATATTACATTCGTTGACACATCCTCTGCTGACAATGAATTTGATGGCTTGGTTGATTTACAAGAAGACGGCACTTACACTGTTAGGTTGCCAAGATCAGAACTCTTGGTAGGCTTCAAAGTGCTGACCGGTAAGGATGAGAAAGACATGGCTACGGGCTTAGAACTTGATAAGAAGACCAAAGGCTCGTATGAAAAAGGAGTCACCAGACAACTTAAAAACATCCTTGTCTCTGTCAATGGTAATACCACATCGGAGGCCATCAATTATGTTGTAGACAATCTTCCATCGCTCGATGCCAGATACCTTCGCCAAGCCTACAGGGCAACCGTACCCAACATCGATATGACTCAAGACTTTGAGTGTATTAATTGTGGCTTTGAGTCGGCACTGGAGGTGCCGCTTACTGCGGACTTTTTTTGGCCTGACCGATGAATACATGGAGAACATCTACGAGCAATTCTTCTTTTTGAAATATGCTGGTGGATGGTCTTTCTCTGAAGCTTACAATTTACCTATTGGTCTTAGAAAATGGTTTGTGCAAAGACTTTCAAAACAGTTGAATGATGAGAAAGAAGCTATTGAAAATGCTAGCAAATCTCGTGGTGGTTCTCAAACACTAACATCGAACAATTCACCACCAGTGCCATCAAGCTATAGCAAAAAATACGGACAGGGTTAATCCCTGTCTTTTTTTGTTGCAACTAATTAATTAAGCAGGAAACTATTATGTCTCAAGATAATTTTGATCCACAAACTTTAAGAGAATTTAAAAAGCTACTTGAAGGTATCAACGAAGAAATGAAAGACTATCGTGATATCATGCGAGATAACGAAACTTTCTTTGGCATAATGATGGACGGTCGTATTAATAAAACTCGCGAAGCATTCGACGATGAGCAAAAAGCACTTGCAAAATTAAAAGCACAACGTGAAGCATCCGATGAGGACCAAAAAAAATACTTTGATGATTTCATCATCCAATCTGAAGAAAAGTTGGCCAAGCTAAAAAAAGAAATAAGAGAGCAAGAAAACATGTCAAGAGCAGCTAAGAAAACTGCTGCTGAAATGATGAAGCTTACTGAAGTATACGGCCGTCATGAAATTGTAACAGTTGACTTAATGGCCCGAGTTTTTAAACTCGGTGGAAATCTCATGAATGTGAAGCAAGCCGCCGGAGTTGCAGCGGGTGCAATTGGTGGTCTTGCCAACACAATGATTAAGCTTGCATTTGATGTTGATGAATCTTCATCTAAACTCATGAAAAACTTAGGCATTAACAGAGAAATGGCCGATGCGGTGTTCGCAAACACACAAGAAATGGCAAGACTTGGTGTAAGTGTTGAGGACCAGCAAAGATCGTTTGAATCGTTGTTTAAAACATACACTGGTTTTTCTTCCGCTAATACATCTTTAAGAACAGAACTTACCGCCACAGCCGCCACTCTCGAAAAACTTGGTGTATCTAACAGAGATTTTTCCGTTGGAATAGAAAACACAACAAAGTTCTTTAATCAAACCGGAGAGGCCGCAGCAGCTACCGCAAGAGATTTGGCTGACTTCGGAACGATAATCGGTCGAACTCCTCAACAAATTGCATCTGATTTTGCCGGTATTGGTGAATCTATCGCCAAGCTAGGTTCTGATGGCCCTAGGGCATTCAAAGACTTGGCTATTGCCTCTAAGGTCACAGGAATTGAAATTAACAAGCTGATGCAAATTACAGATAAGTTTGACACCTTTGAGGGAGCAGCCACACAGGCAGGTAAATTAAATGCTGCCCTTGGTGGAAACTTTGTTAATGCTATGGATCTAATGATGGCCACCGATCCCGCTGAAAGATTTGAGATGATTAGGGACTCTATTTTAGATACGGGTCTATCCTTTGACGACATGTCCTACTACCAAAGAAAATTCTTTACAGATGCTGCCGGCTTAGATAATGTTGGTGACTTAGCAAAATTAATGAGCGGTAACTTTGAAGATTTGGCTGGTGCAACACAAATGTCCTCCGCCGATTTTGAAAAATTAGCAGAAAGAACAAAAGCAAATCAGAGTATTCAAGAAGAACTTAAAGCAACCTTAGCCGCATTAGTGCCTGTGCTTCAACCAGTTATTGTTAGTTTGCGAGAATTAGCTGAACAATTAACCGAAGATGATAAGTTCATGGAATCTTTGAAATCTACCATCATGATGATCTCAAAAGTTGTTATATTTTTTATTGAAAATTTAAAAACACTGACTCTTACTTTGGGTGGTCTTGGTCTACTTAGGGCCGCCGGCGGATTAAGAGGTATGGCCAGTGGCATAATGGGAGCAGGTGCAGCAATTAAAAATTTAAAAACAACTGTTGGAAATGGAGGCTTTTTAAAATCGTTAGGTAATTTC